GTTCCCCGGCAACATATTCAACATTTACAATTTCAGCTACTGAACCGGAAACAGGTACATATACTACTCCGGTAACTGCTGTTATTGTAGGAGCTACATCTGCTGATTTTGTAGCGGCAGTTAGTGCTGCTGGTGTAGAAAATGTTAGTGCAACTGTTAACAGTAGTGGTGCAATTGTGTTTACACATGCAAGTGGCGGAGATATTATCTTGGTTGACGGATTACATTCACCAATTAATATTGCTGGATTTGATGTATATACTTCCCCATCAACTCTTTATAGTATAGGTGTAACATATGTAAACTTAGTTAACCCTACAGCCGGATATCAACTTAGCAATTGGGTTACATCTCCAACATTTAGCTATATTTCAAATGCATCTCCTCCAGAAATTGATCCAATATCAGGAACATATTGGTACTATAGTGATGCAACCACAGCTGACATTATGATCCAAAATAACGGAGCATGGGTAGGCTATCAAACTGTAACCAACGATGTTCGTGGTTACAATTTAAGTCAAACTAATGCTACAGGACCAATCTTTAGTGCTACAGCACCAACAACACAAACAAATACCGCATTGAGCCCGTTGGTTTACGGTGATTTGTGGATTGATACAAGTGATTTAGAACTGTATCCTTTGATCAATCGTTGGGAAACTGTTAATGGTCAAGATCAGTGGGTGGCAATTAGTAATGCTGATCAAACTACAATTAACGGTGTATTGTTTGCAGATGCTCGTTGGGCACCAAACGGCACAACCAATCCGGTAACTGATCCAATTCCATCAATTACTAGTTTGTTGGTAAGTGATTATTTAGATCTTGATGCTCCAAATCCTTTACTATATCCACAAGGTATGTTGTTATGGAATACTCGTCGTTCAGGATTTAATGTTAAGTCATTTGAATATAACTATTTTAATGCAACTTCATACCCTTACCCAGATGTGTTGCCAAGTCAAACAAATACCTGGTTAAGCGTCAGTGGATTGCGCGAAGACGGAAGTCCAAACATGGGTCGCCAAGCTCAAAGAGCATTGATTGTTAAAGCACTCAGAGCCGGTATTGAAACTAATACTCAGACTCGTGAAACTCAGACACAATTTAATTTGCTTGCATGCCCACAATATCCAGAAATAGCACCAGACATGGTTGTTCTTAACAACGATCGCGGCGATACTGGATTTATTGTTGTTGACACACCGTTGCGTTTATCACCTGCTGATGTAGTTACATGGGCAACTAATAACAATGGTCTAGGAACAATAACAGGCGACGGTAACTTAGCAGTTGGTCAAGCATACGCGGCTGCATTCTACCCTAGCTGTAAAACCACAGATTTAAGTGGCAATTTGGTAGTAACAGCACCAAGTCACATGATGATTCGTACAATTATTCGTAGTGATGCGGTTAGCTATCCATGGTTTGCCCCAGCCGGTCTACGCCGCGGTGTAGTGGATAATGCTATACAACTTGGATATATTGATGCACCCACAGGCGAGTTTACTCCAACAAGTATAAATCAAGGTCTGCGTGATGTACTATACATGAATGATGTAAATCCAATTACATTTATTCCAGGATCGGGCATTACTAACTTTGGTAATCACACATTACAAGGTCAAGCCACAGCATTAGATCGTATCAACGTAGCACGATTGGTAGCATATTTGCGTGGTCAATTGGAAGTAATTGGTAACCAGTATCTATTTGAACCAAATGATACAATTACCCGTAGTGCAATTGGAGCCCAAATTACCTCGTTGATGAACGCACTGGTTAGCCAGCGCGGAATTTATGACTACTTGGTTGTTTGTGATTTGTCAAATAATACGCCAGCAACCATTGATGCTAATGAATTATTTGTTGATATTGCAATTGAACCAGTGAAAGCAGTTGAGTTCATCTACATACCAATGCGTATTCAAAACACTGGTAGTATAGCAGCGCAAGGATCAGCATAATCGATTCCCGGACAAAAACCTTCAAATTTTTGTCCGGATCAATTACCATAAATAAAGTATATTAGGAGATTAAAGAAATGGCAACAGCATCATTAACAAGAATGAGTGTTCCGGTCGGAGTAGATACACCACCAGTTGGGTTATTAATGCCCAAGCTGCAGTATCGCTTTAGAGTTACATTTACAAATTTTGGTATTGATCCAAATACAGGCCCAATAACTCAGCAGGTTATGGAATTTGCACGTCCTAATTTAAGTTTTGAAGCAATTGATCTCCCTATCTATAATAGTACAGTTAAAATAGCCGGCAAACATAAGTGGGAAGATATTACCTGCAAACTTCGTGACGATGCATCTGGTACAGCATCCACATTAGTTGCTGGCCAACTACAAAAACAATTAGACTTCCAAGAACAAAGTTCGTCTACTGCTGGTATTAATTATAAATTTAATGCTTCCTTTGAAGTGCTCGATGGTGGCAATGGTACTAATGCTCCTACTGTATTAGAAACATGGTCTCTCTACGGTGCTTACCTTTCAGCAGTAAACTACGATGCTGCTAACTATGGTAGTAATGAGGTAATGACAATTACTATGACAATCAGATACGATAATGCAGAACAAGTTCTTGCTACTGGTCTGGGTGTTGGTACAACTTCTACCGCTAGTGTTCCTGGACAAGGCGCAGCAGGCCAGCCAATATCTACCGGCTAAGATTTTAGCCCATGTCAGTCCAAGCACCTTTACAGCCGTTTCCACAGGGCCAAGGATTACGAGATTATACTCACGCTTCAAACACTTTTGTTAGCGGTAACTATAATCTTCTCCCACGCTTTAAGTTTTTATTCTATGTGTATTTTAATGTCAATTTAAATATACCAGCATTAAAAAATCTATTTTCTGGCAGCTCACCATTATCCACTGTAGGTTATCTAGTTAAGACAGCACAGTTGCCTAGCTACGAGATAGATGTCCAGACATTAAATCAATATAATCGTAAACGCCTGGTGCAGACAAAAATTAATTATCAGCCATCACAGATTGTATTCAATGATGACAATAGTGATTTGATTCGTAATATGTGGTATCAATACTATCAATATTATTATAGCGATCCTACTTACCAATATGGTGACACTCCTGCACAGTCTGGAACACTTGGTGTTTTAAGTACACCAATACCTGTTATTGGTGGCAATTATAATGTAAGTGATTTATATGCGCCTAATAGACCAGTTCAGCATTGGGGACTTAGTGGCCAAGGCTATACTAATCCTACTCTATCAAGCCTCGGTAGTTCGTTATTAACCGGCCCTGCTAGCGGTCAAGCACCGTTCTTTAATGACATAACAATTTATGGTCTGAGTCAAAAAACATTTGCCCAGTACACCATGCTTAATCCGTTGATTACTAGTTGGACCCACGATACCTATGATTATAGTCAAGGTAATCAGGTAATGACTAACACTATGACTATTAGATACGAAGCTGTAAAATATTATTCGGGCGACATTGGCGGAGCAACACCTAGTAGTACTGTACCAGGATTTGCTGACCCAGCACACTATGACACTACAAAGAGCCCAATTGCATCACCCGGCAGTACCAATCTAGTAGTACAAGGTGGCTCATTGGTATCTGTGCCAAATGGTATGAAACAAGATCTACAAGCACTGGCTGTTGGCAAAAATACTTTACAAAATGTACTTGGCGCAGTTGGCCAAGGATTAGTTCCTGGTGCAGCCGGATTATTGGGTACTGCGCTTGGTGGAGTGATTAACCCGGGATCAGCAGCACAAAATTTATTATCTAGTTTTGCTCCTGCACTTGCTGGTAGCACTTTTGAAGCGGCACAACAAGTTCAAACTGCAGCTGGTGGCGTATTTTTTCCAACTGCACCCGGAGTATCAAATCCTCCAAATCCAGTGGCACCACCACAACCAGACGATCCTAAGACAGCCGATTTATACAACGATGGCACAGGATACGCCCCTGGGTATGATCCATCTGCAGGATGGAGTGCATAATGGGATCAGTTAACGTAGTTAATAATAAAATTGATCAAACGGTACAAATAGTTGATAAGTTTTACGGCTATCAACAAAGTGTTCCGGTAGACGAGTATGATGCTGTTGTGAGTTATTTCAAATCAGTGTTTGGCACAGGAGAAGCCGCTGGAAACTTTGCGGTGTCAGTATTTAGAGTGG